GGCCTTCTGTTGGGTTCTCTTGGAGTTCTTTAGCGTGTGCTATGCCTTCTTCTGCCTTGCCAGCAGATGAAAAAAAACTGGTAAGCGCTCCTAATGATTCATGAGCAGACTTACCAGCCTCAGCGCACTCTCTGATCTCGTCAAACGCTTCTTTAGCGACATCAAAAGCAGCCTTAGCCCCTTTGATTACCATCAGGGCTGTGGCTACTTCTATCATTTAGGCAGTGTTCCGTTCCCAGCCATCCAGAACAATAGACCTAATGCACCAGCGCCTACGATCCAGAATATCTTTTTAACGACAGAGCGACCAACTTCCTCGTAAATCTTCTTGAAAGCTACTTCTGCGGCACGTTCCGCTATCGCTTCAATCTGGTCATCAGAGAGAGGCACTTTTTCCATGATTAGGCCTTCATAATATAAGCAAGGGCGTAGTACGGAGGCAGATTAGCGTTAGTCCCGCTAGAGCCACTAGAATCAGTTGTAAAAGTATGAGAGTGGGAAGCATTAAAATTAGCTTGTCTATTGTAAGCAGTGGAGCCAGTTCCTCCATAAAAAGCCTGTCCTTGATCGCTCAAAGATACAATCCCAGATGCGCTCCCGAATGGTTCTTCTACATTGCGAAGTGTTCCAGTAAGGCTTGCTGTAGATGTTGATCCTGTATGAGTATGGCTTACAACAATAGCGTCAGCAGAACCGCCTGTACCAGCAACAGAGTATGTACTGCCAGCACCAACGATAAACCGATTCCGTAAGTCTGGAGTGCTATTAGAACCATCGCAAATCAACCAACCACTAGGGATAGTAGCTACAGAGCCAGACCACATGACGATAACACCACTAGGAATAATATCTCTAACAAACGCAGTCGTAGCAAACTTAGTGCTATCGTCAGATACGCTGGCAGTTGTACCAGTAGCTGTACCAGTAACGGTTAAGTTACCGCCTACGGTAAAGTTATCGCCATCAGTACCAGACTGCATGTCCTTTAGCTGTGCCATAAGCTCACGGATAGCATTGTTAATGCCACTAGGAGCACATCCTTCAGCAATGTTAATACCACCTATGTCAGTGTTATTAGCCGCTGTTGCGCTGTATTCGCTAACCTTGTTCTTTGCCATGATTATCTACCCATCAATAGGTTAATTTCTTCTTCTGTAACAGGTTGTTGAGGAGAAATAAGTCCTCTTGTCATCAATGCCTTAGTTGCTGGTTGAGCCTTTGGCTGTAATCCACCAGTACGCATAAAATCAGCAAGATTTTCAATAGCCGATTGACGCATTTTAGTCGCACCAAATCTTGCGCCAGTAGCACCTAATGCTAAAGGCACACCAATATAAGGATTAATAACAATAGCACCACCCGGCAAAATACTACTTACCGGGCCAGTAGGAGAAAAACGACCAAAAAACTTTAACAGATTTTGAGTTGTTGTACCTTTAGCCGCAGCAAGAATCTCATCTTGTTCAGCTTGAGTAAATAGGCGCATTTTATTTTTATTTTTAGCCAAATTTCTAAGCTGTTGCGCCATTGAATTTTCAGCGCCAGATTGAGTAAATTTACTTTTATCTAATTTTGCATTAGCAAGCATCTCATCAAAGATTTCTGCTTTCTTAATTCGTGAATATGTATTCCTAGCCTGTTCCCATGCAGAAGTTCCAGCCTTATTGCCGGCACCTACAATTTCAGTTTTATCAGCATTTAATACATAATCATCAAATCGATCTTTAAGTATTGATGCTAAACGTCTTTCAGAAGGATCAGAGCTTGCCTGAACATTTTGTATCATTTTCCTAAGAGACTGAACTTCAGTAAAGTCTTTAGGCATATTTACATTTTGCATTTCTCTAAATACAGCCTCAAGTTTAGGATAACCAGTCGGCGTATATCCTTCTTCTCTCATGCCCAAAGCAATCTGACCCATTCTTGAGCCAAATCTATTTGGGTTAAATGAAATACCTGAATCTTTAGCTTGTTGAAATGCAGCAGTAGATTGAGCCTCTAATGTAGTCTTAGAGGGGCCTTGTGGACGAGTGCCAGCAGCAAAAGGAAGGCTAGTACCAATGCTAGCAAACATACCAGCAATAGGGCCATAATCCTCTCCTACCTTTTGGCCTACAGCAGCAGAAGGAGCAGCAGCAGCTAATTGTCTACCCGGCTGTTGAGCCATTTGATTAGTAATACCTCTACCAAATTCAGTAGTTGCAGTCCTTGCGACAGATGGCAATGTAGTCAATTGAGCAGTAGTTCCGCCTAATGCGCCACCAGCAGCCTGAACCATACGTTCACGAGTATTCTCAGGAACAGGAAGACCGAGTTGTGTCAAAAGACCTTCAACAGCACCGTAGGGAGACGGAATCTGATAATTTTGCGGAAGTATTAAGTTAGCACCCTGCGTAGCAATTTCTGCTAAAGGAAGTGTCAATGATCCAGCCAAAGCTCCCGGTGGCCCACCGAATGCAAACCCAAGACCAGCACCAGCAGCCACAGGAGCAGCACCTCTAGTTGCAAGACCAGCGCCCCTAACAAATTCTTCGCCGAGACCTCTTGGTTGAGACGAGATGGTTTGCTGCCTAGAATATTCTTCTAAGCCAGCAGTAGATACCTTATCTAATTGACCTGCATTGATGTATTCAAGATCTTTAGTAGAAATTTTGGACAGATCCATTATCGGTTCCCTCCTTTTCTACGATTCAATTCTTGTTGGACAGGATCCTGACCAGAAGTCCTAGTTGTACTTACTGCCGGTGTAGTAAGTATTTCGTCAAACTCACCGTTATAGCCAAAGGTTTTAGAATATTCTACTGGGATATTTTTAAGGGATCTATTAGCAATAGCCAAGTAATTATCTAATTGTTTAATAAATTCATCTTTATTCATACCAACAGAAAGAGAAGCTCTAATTCTAGAAAGAGCATCCATTTCCTTTTCTGTAACGCTACCAACAGCACCACCAGTTGGGCTAGCATCTCTCATTGCTTGTATTTCGCTAACAAATGTTCTTGTCAAAATATTTTCAAGCAAAGCATTTGCTGTTTTTGCATCTTGGTCTATAACCACGCCAGCAATAGTGCCACCAAGCAATGGGGAAAATCTGCCAGTCAGCGCATCAATATATTTAGGATTATTTTTTAGTGCTTGAGCAGCGTCAAGAGAGTCTTTGATACTTGTAAGAGAATAATTAACAGCACTTTGCAATGGAGCCTGTTTTTCTCTTAACTCCATTTTTTTCTTAGGAGAATACTTAGAATCAGGCTGGTTAATCAAAGCATCTTTATTATACGAATAAAGGGCTTTCGTCTGTGGTGGAGCATTCTCAGGAGCTGCAAATTTTGGCGCAGATTGAGTTGTTGTCTGTACATTAGTTGTACCAGCAGTTGCAGCAGCAGTAGTTTTTGCTGGAGCAGTAGTTTTAACAACAGTAGGCTCCCTAGTAACAGCAGGTTGAGGAGCAATTTCAGTAGTAGTAGTTCCGCCAGTAATAAAACTAGCTTTACCAGAAGGCAAACCTACACCAGCGCCTGTTTCAAACTGAAGCTGTCTATTTGTCTGTTGCAACTTAGCTACCTGCTCTGCATTAGGCGCATTTTCAAAACGCAATATCTCAGCAAGTTGCTCGCCATTAAGTTGCGCTCTATCAGTAACTCCAAACTTCATTTGAGCAAATAGAGCCGTATTTCCTTCTAGCTTTCTGCCTTTTTCATCTTCTTGCAGTCTTGTGTAGAATCTTTCAACAGAAGAACGAATGCCAGAAGCATCAAGAGTACCTGTCTGTGCCAATTTCTCAACAGCGTCAATTTCTCCGTGATACTTTTTAGGTAAACCGTCTTTTATAGATTTAAAGTCGTATTCCATAGCTGCAAGGCGGTTCATGTCCTTTTGCAGCGTTTCTTTTCTACCCTCAAGAATTTTAATTCTGTTATCTGCGGCTTCGGTATTTACACCAACTAAACGATCAATTTCAGAATTGATGCCATCCATTTTTAATTGCAGTTGACCAGCTCTGCCACGATCAGCAACAACTGTCATAACAGGTTTTCCCTCTGCATCAAATTGCGGAGTTTGTTCTGCTGGAGGCTGAACAACAGGAGGCTCAAGCTGCTTACGAGAAGCACGCTCCATCAGCTCCTTTGCTAGTCCTTCATTTTTTAGAGCAGAAGCTCTAAAAGCCCTATTGCGCAACTCATCAACTGATTCGTCACCAGTCAATTTCGACAAATTAGTAAGCTCAAGCACATCGGCTTGCTGCATATACGAATCACCAATTGCTTTAAAGTTAGGGCCACCAGCAAGGTATCTTTGACCCAAATTCCTATACTTCTCTGGAGTATCTATCTTTCCAGTATCACCGGGCATTCCTTCAAGTCTTCTTCTGAGAGCGACTTCTTCAGCGAATTTACCTTGGTCAATATCAGCCAAGTATGCAATATCTGGATTAGCAAGCTTCGCGGCTTGAATAGCCTTTAATTTATTTATCCCTTGCTGTTGTGTCAGCGCTGCACTTTGCAATTGCTGTTGCTGGACAATGTTCTGAATACCTTGCTGATAAGCACCACCAGCAGCACCAAAACCGCCAGCCAATGCACCAAAGATATTCTCAGCAGCAGAGCGTCGTGGGCCAATACGACTCATACCTTGAGCCAATGCCAAACCTGCACCTAGCAGACCTTGGATATTCGCTGTCTTTTGCTGTTGCGCTAACTGCTGAGGCGTTATAAGCCCCATAGTCTGCAAGCCCTCGTAAGACGTAGGAGCAGCAGCACCAAATACGTTAGGGATGTAATCTGTAATTGCCATATTCCACCTAGATCAGCGAAACTTTAGGAACGCCAACTTGATACTGTGGCATTTGCACTTGCGAAGGACTACCACGCATTAGACCAGCAGGAGCAGGTTGCTGAGGCTGTTGCTGCAATAGGCTTTGAGCGCCTTGCATTGCCATTGACGCAAGAACTGGGTTTTGTTGTGCATACTGACCAACTTGACCGAATCTTTCCATCATCGTAGGGCTACCGCCTTGACCATACTCAACGCCTTCCATTCCATAGGTCAATGGTCTTTGAATAGCACCAGTTTGAGCTAATCCTTGACCCTGCATTGCAGCACTAGTTTTTGGAATTGCACCACCAAATAAACCACCTTTAGCAGCTTCAGCACCGATTACGCCACTAGGGCCAGTGGTTAGATTAGCAGCTTGCATTGCAGCACTGGGGCCAGTTGTATATGCCTGAACTGCACCAACAGGTAAAGAACTGCCAGTAATAGTAGTGGATCCAGACAATGCGCTAGGCAAAACACCAGCAGCGTCATCAGCGAAAGAGAAAATATTAGAAAGACCATTTGTCCCCATAAACGCACCACCAGCGCCACCAAGAGCGCCACCAAGTAATGCACCTTGAATAGGGTTTTTACGGTTAGTTGCGGCACCAATAGCCGAACCTAAAAGAATTGCTTCTCCGCCACTCATTATTTGCCTCCCTGCGGTGTAGCTGTAGTCTTAGTCTCCAAAGGAGCACCATAAAAGACGTTAGCAGCCTGTTGCAGACGTTGCATCGGAATATCCTGAGCCGCTAGTTGACCTTGCAGAGCCTGTTGAGCGTAACCTTCCTGAGCCTGACCAGCTTGAAGCAAACGCTGAATATCAGCATAGTCAGCCTGAGCCATTTGAGGAGCAGCCTGAGCAGCAGCCATCTGCCTAGCACGTTCTGCTTCAGCCGATTGATATGCCAGTTGACCACCCTGCTCTGCCAAGGAACGAGCAAAGATGTCCTGAGCCTGACCTGCTTGCTGACCCATAGCAGCCGATCCATAACGACCAGCAGAAGATGCCTGAGATTGCAGGTTTTGAATGTTCCTAGTGTACTGTTCACCAGCGAGACGATTAGACTGCTCCAAAGCACCCGCTAGAAATGGATTAACGCCTCGTCCTTGAATCGTAGCTAGTTGTTCAGCCTGTGCAGCACCAACCAGAGGAGAGCCCATCTGAGCTCGTTGTGCGGCTTGCTGGATGGCTTGCTGAGAGAATGCTGACTGTTCAGGAGCCAATGTAGCAGGAGCCTGTGGCATACCCTGATACAGACGTTGAGCCTCACCCAGAGAATAAGTTATATATGGCTTAAACTCCGGAGCTATTTCTGTTCTGGTCTCTTGTGTACCACCGCCGCCACCACCCATATTACACCTCGCATATCCATTTACGAGGACGGAATCCGTATGCTCTAGCCCTACGTTCCCATCCCGGCCTATGGCTGGAAAATGTTAAATATTTAACATTAGCATCCCTAGCCATACTTTTGATAAATTGTAAACCTTTTTCAACCACTTGATAATCATTTTCTAACGTCCAAGCAGCCCAGACATGGAGTTCTTGCCCCATTGGCTGAAGGATAAAGAAGCCATAAAAATGGTTGTTCTTAAGGACTACCCAAAGCATCGCCTTTTGATTGAAACAGTCGGTGTATACATCCTCAACTATCCAATTCTCAGGACTTTTAGTTTTAATCTTTTCTAGGCCGGGCTTAATAAAAGCCCACCATTTTCTTAGGTCATCGACCGGGATATATTTAAATTCTGTCATCCGACGATTATATAACCGTATGTCTTATCCGCAGTATTATTAGCCCAATGACTTACCGTAGCTTGCCCCTGTTGTTGGCTAGAAACATATAGATTCGTTGTAGCCGATGGAGCAATATAGGACGCAGTGATAATCGCACTAGGAATCGATGGTCTATCTGGGCTTGAACTTGTTGGGTATTGCTCTAATGAAACTCCAGTATCCGTTGTTCTCCACATGACCTCAACGTAATCACCAGCACTCATCTCAAGAAAGAAATTCATTGCTGCAATTAAGTGAGCTGGATCGCCAGTGCTTTTCCTAGCTGGCATATGAAACCGGCTATTTGACCCAGCAACATTAGTCCCATTCTTCTTAAACCAAATATCTACGTCCTGACCGTCATTCGTTGTATTCTTGTATTGCAATGAAAACTGGATGTTATATATCCCATAATTCCTGACATTTATTCGGGAAGTATTGGAAACATAAATACCGTTAGAGTAGTCTGTTGTATTTAATGCAACGGCATAGGCTGTAGTGGTACTAGCCGCAGTCTGGTCTGTAGTGTCCTGAAACGCTCCGTAAGGCGCTGAATCAGCCTCAGCAGCATCAGATACCGGAACGAAGAAAATCAGGCTGTCGTAGCCTATACGCTCGTCGTAGAGGGTGGTTGACGTGGCATTGCTGGTAGCTAGCGTTAAACGACCCGTATTATTGGTCTTTCCGTCCATAACACCACGAACGACCTCAGCGACTGACCGTTGATCGCCCCCAAATGGCGGTAATGTACGAAACTGAGTCATCGATTACCCTGTTTAACGACTTCTACCTCTAAACCAAAGGCTGTTTCCCAGTTTGCCCCTGTTGGAGTGAGTCTGAGCCTGTGATATTCACCGTTAGACCGCAAGCTAATGCGGTTTTCAGCGTCTGCTGGCACATCTGAGCCAAATTCCACTTGATCTGAGAGTAAATCACGGCTTGAAATAGCTACTGAAGCACTGCCTTTGTCCACAATCGGCTTAACTAGCGTCACTGTAGAGCGTCCAATATCAATATCACCCGTTGATATGTTCGCTGTCTTAGGCTGACCTGAGAATGCAATGATCTTTGTGCCAGAAACACCCGCAAATAGCAGTTGTCCACCGGCAAACACACGAGAATCCAGCGGAATATCTAGCGCATCAATGCTTGCATTATAGTTATCGACCTGTTCCAACGTAGCAGATGGAGTTAATACATAAGCAACGCTGGTAGCAGTGGTATCTGTGTACGACCACTTAGCCAAATCAATGGAATACATCAGCAGATTCTTGCCGCCAAACGTATTATTGAATTTCCAAATAACTAACTTGCGTATTGGATCAACGGTAGCGCTCATTCCTGTAAATATTTCGCTAGGAATGGCATTATCAAAGAACCAGCGATTTACCTTCTCTACGCCGATAGCTTTAGTTGTCTGACCATCACAAGCGTAGAAACCATCATCAGCTAGGAAATACGTCAGACCACCGTACTGAGCAATAGAGCCATTAGAGATACATCCTAATGACCTAGAAATAGCGTCAAACTGGAAAAAAAGCGGGGAGCCTGTATAGCTCATCCGATATATGGCACGTTCTAAGAAGATCAGCCCATATTCGCCACCCGCTAAACCTGTAATATCGCCACCGTCAGGCAATATCTGGGAGTCTGATTGTGATGCAGCACTAGGAGTCCAGTCTGTCTCATCGTTAATGTCAGACCAGTACACCTTGTTAGAATCTGACCCGTCATTAGCGGCAACCACAAAGTCACGAACTACCGTCACATACTTAGCCGTAGGAGCAGCAGCAGCCAAGTCAGTTACATAAGTAGAAACACCTAATTCATACGATTGCAGCTTATCCTGACCATTAGCCAGAATCATTTTGCTGCCGAACTGGGTTACATCCCAACCCTCAACCGCTGTATATCCAGTGGTAGTCAAAGCATCCAAGCTAGCATCAGTAGAGTCAAACTTATAAATCTGAGTAGCGCCAGCAGCAAATAAATTCGTAGCACCACCAAACTTACCCGCAAAGGTAATCAGCAGTGTCTGAGCCGCTGCATCTGAATAATCAGCCTCACTAGGGAATGAAGCATATCCGTTAGCAACTGGATAACAGTTCTTTGCGTCTGTTACCGCACCTGTTACACCCGGCTGATCTGGCAACCATTCACCAAATAGAATCTTTTGCATTACTGCCTCGACCAAGTATTAGAACCAGCATTCTGCTGTGTCCATGTGTTAGAGCTACCAGCAACCGGAGTCCATGTGTTTGAGCCAACCACTACCGCAGTCCATAAATCACTACTCGTTGTAACATTAGACCAGCTATCAGTTTGAGGAACCACATCTGACCATTCCTCACCAATAATCTGACCTGTTGCAGCACATACCGCTACGGCTTGAATAGAGCCGTTTCCAGCCCATATTGCACTAGGATAGGCAGACACACTAGCTAGTGCGTTAATCGCCGCAAACCCCTCGTAAACAACGCCACCGATGGCTGTGACAGTGGCTACTCCAGTAACGCTAGCAGATGCACTTAAAACCCTGCTTGCTGATGCCGTTAATGTTGCTAATCCAGTAACTGCTGCATTGCCAAACTGAATCCTTGTGCCATCTGCTGTAACTGTTGCTAATGCACTAACACTGCCTGTTGCGAATTGTACTCTTGAACCAAATACGGAAACAGTGGCTACTGCCGTTACCGAAGCACTCCCAAACTCAAGGATTGCATCGCCTTCAGCATAGCCATAATCCCAATAGTCATAGAGTACGTATTGAAGACTCATTATTCGTACATGATATTGATTGTTCCTGCATCAAAGGTGTCTGTGCCGTTGACTGTGGTGATGCGAATACGGTCTAGTGTGCCAGATAATGTTTTACTTCCGCTTCCAACAATTCCTGTAGCTGAGTTTGTTTGCGAACTAACGATTGAAGCAACCCACAAACCCGTTGATGAATTTAACAAGCAAAGAGTAATAATTGATTCAAGAACTGTAGCTGCCGCAACGCTTGGAGAGATAAAAAATCCGGTTGAATTAAGCGTATTTGTAGTGTTAGCAAGCCAAACGGATCCAGTATAAGACGTTGCTTGTATGCCTCCACTTGTGCCTAACTGCACAATTGGGTTACTTGACCCATTTGTGCTTAATGCTGAACACATCACCGTAATCCGTTTTGCCGTACTAGGTATACCAGTAAAGTCAACGCTAGTGCCTGATGCTGTAACAGCCGTTCCGCTAGTAGGAGCGTCTGTCATTCCTATTTGTACTTTAGTTAATGGCATGATTAGTCCTGATTAGCGGAAGACACAAACTAATGCGTAAGTTGGGTCATATTCGCCAGTTATCCTCCCGTCAGTTCTTAATATGACAGAACTTGTTGTGGGAGTTGTTCCGTTTTTAATACCCATATACCCACCATCGTTATTTGCATCAGCAGCACTTGTAGCTGTTGAGATTGCATAATTAGCATCAGCCATCGCAGTAGTAAAGTTGACAGTGTAATCACCAGTACCATTGTCAGTAATTGACGATACGTTACCACTGGCTCTAATTGCTACTGTTCCAGTACCGTTAAAATTAACCCAAGCTCTTGCACTGTACGATGGTGCGCTACCTGATGCAGTCGTTAAACTAGCTACACCATTCCAAGTATTATCCCCACGTAAGAAAGTCGTACTGCTAGGACTACCTGTTGCGCTTAGTTGCGATATACCAACAGTACCAGCATTAGGCACACCAACAATAGAAGGAAGACCTAGAAACAAGACAGCAATGTTATTTGTGCCAGATGGCGGAGCGCCTGTAAACGTTAGTGTTGAGCCAGATACAGAATAGGTATTCGGATTCTGTACCACGCCTGATACAGCTACAACAATAGAAGTCGTACTAGCTGGCGCATAGGTCAGCGTGAAAGCCGTAGTTGATCCGTTACCGCTGAACTGATCGAACGGGAATGATGCTGTTGTTGGTTCTGCGCCGATGTAGCTCATTATTTGACCTTGTTAACGGAAGACTGAAGCATTTACGTATGTTGGGTCAAATGTTCCGACTCCATAAACACCAGTATTTATTCTGGCAGCAGAAGTTGTTGGTGCAACATTCGCTCCAGTTGAGGCATTTGTAAATACTGTTGTGCCAATAAAATTATTGGTTCCGTTAGATGAACAAGTTGTATTTACAGAATAGTTAATGTCAGCCATCGCAGTGGTGAAATTGACCGTGTAATCCCCAGTGCCATTATCCGTAATTGAACTCACATTACCAGACGCTCTGATAGCTACCGTACCAGTACCATTAAAGTTCACCCAAGCACGAGCACCATAGATAGGAGCGCTACCATTCTGTGTGCCATCTAATGATGCTGCGGTAACGTAGCTAATAGCCATTTAGATCCCCAGTGCTTCTTTAATCTCGTCCGGTGTTTCTGCTGCATCAATACTGGTCTGGATAGCTGCGTACTTGTCACGGATAGCTTGACGAGCAGTCTCAGCACCGTCTGCTTGACCGGGAATCTGCTTGGCTATAGCTTCGTCGTAAGGCTTGAATTCTTCAGCCCTAGCAGCACGACGCATATCGTGACCAATGTTCTTAGCTTTAGTTAAGTCGATGGTAATCATTGTTGCAATCCTTTATATCTTTGACCACGTTTTGCTGGCAAAGTTACTGCATCATAATCATTCCAGCCGTATGAAACCCTACTCATAACAGTTGATGGTTTTAGACCATTTTCTTGAGCCCATTGTGTAAGTGTTTTCGTTACGCCATCAATAGTAACTTTATGATTTAAAACTTTGTTGTTGTTTTGCTGCTCTAATGTTTCCCACCGCACATTATTTGGTTCATAGTCACCATCATTATCAATTCGACCAAGAGAATGTTGCTCAGTTGGTTGGTCACCCAAATCTGCATAAAAGTTTTCAAATAGCTGCCAACGCTCACATACCTTGATACCTCTGCCACCATAACGATGCCAATATGTATTTGAAGTGCTTGTGCATCTTTGCTTCATGCCTTCCCATATTGAGTAAATTTTAGTTCTACTCATGCCATGCTTTGTGTTTCTTTCTGCTGCATAACAACCACAAGAAATGCTTTTATTATTTATTAAATTATAACTAGACACTTTTTTTGTTGTGCCGCATTTGCAAATACAATTCCAATAACTTTTTCCAGCATAATCGGAAACAAGCCATCTACCAAAACTTTTATTTGATAAATCTATTAACTTCACTGGCTAACTCCAGATGGAGAAACAGTTTGGTCAATAATCCAAGCAGACCTGAACAGGCGGTCTGATGGAATGTCTGCTACATCAACGATCCAATATGGAACTCCACCGCTAGGCACATCCTTAGCAGCGATTTGCTCAATGGTTAAGCCACACTCAGCGGCAGGAACTATGACAGCGACACCGCCGTCATCTGTAGGAAAAATTATGCGTGAGTTCATGGTTGTCCTTGTTAACGGAAGATGGCTACTTCTACAGCTTCAAGATCAGTCAATGCCGTGGTGCTGTTTACAAAACACACAACTCTAGCAGCAGATGCAGACGTTGGAGCAGATGCAGTTCCATTGTTAAATCCTTGTGACGCAGATAAAGGCAAAGTATTTGCCCCAGATGATTTTACTGCGTAATTCGCATCGCTCATAGCAGTCGTAAAGTTGACTGTATAGTCACCCGTACCGTTATCCGTAATACTCGATACATTCCCACTAGCCCTGATAGCGACTGTACCTGTTCCGTTAAAGTTTACCCATGCTCTAGCAGCGTAAATAGGCGCTGATCCACTCTGAGCACCATTTAACTTTGCAGCAGTAATGTTTGCGTCTGCAATCTTGTCTGTTGTAACTGCGCTAGTCTGAATCTTTGCGGAACTTACCGTTAGATCGCTAGGCGTAATCGTCTGCAATGTAGTAGACAGATACCGCACATAAACATTATTCGTACCGCTAGATGGAGCTGGAGAGATAGTTAGCGTAGTCCCAGATACCGAGTAATTCGGTGGATACTGAACGACATTATTAACGACAACCTGTACATCATTGACCGAATTAACGAGCCTTGACAGCGTGAAATTCGTAGCCGAGCCTGTTCCATTGAACGAGTCCGTTCCAGCGATAAAGCTCTGTGTCGTTGGAGTTGAGCCAAGATACGCCATTAAGAAATCTCCAGAACAGATGCCACAACATCCGCACTAGTAGCTGCACTTGTTAATACTTTGAGAACATCTGCTGCTTCTAGTACAACCTTCTGATCTCCACCAACCACAACTAGCGAACCACCAACCGGGACAACACCTGACTTAATCAGGTAGTAATCAACCGAGCTAGATGTAATGTATACGTCAGTCGTAATAGGCGATGCTGAAGTATTAGCAACAGACAACCCAATAACTGTAGTCTGTGTAGCAGATGGGCAGGTATAAACTGTCGCTGCTGAAGTACCTACATCTTTTGAAAAGTAATTCTTGAAGGTATTAGACATAATTAACCCAATGCAATCGCCAGAGCTACAGCAGTTCCAGCAGGATCAACTTGCAAGTTTGTTTGCGCTCCTGCTACCGTACTAGCACCAGTGCCACCATCAGCAACCGCTAAATCCGTAATCCCTGTAATCGAACCACCAGAGATAGTCGCACTTAGTATTATAAGACTGCCAACAGTGTCACCTGATTGTATCTTGTCTGTGTTTAAATTGACAAAGTTTGCATCTACCTCGTTATGAGTAAGCGCACTACCTTTGCCAGCCCGTGTAACGATAGTAGACATTTATCTTCCTTAGCTCAGGTTCACAGACAACGAGCCGATAGCAATCTTGAAAATATCGCCAGTATCAATCGTCTTGGATACGTCCAAAGCAGTGTGATACAGCAGGTTACCGCTAGTAGAAGCGTCCAGAATACCGATATAGGCTACGGTTCCCCATGATCCTGTGGCTTGCGGGAACTCAACCGCAGCACTGTTGGTACTAGTGCCATTGCTGGGAGAGCCAAAAGTAACAGCAGTCCGAGCATAAGAACCACCAGAAACTTCTGTACCAGTATTAGCATCTGTAGGATCGCTTGTGTAAAGACCGACATAAACAGTCGCAGGGCTTGTATAGCTCGTGTTACGCAACGTGGCGTTAATTAGCGCTGTCTCTAAAAAATTACTCATTTCTGCCATGACTACTCCTCGAATTTGTTTCTTTTGCTGCGGTTTTCAAACTGGGTAATAACTCTTAAATTCCAAGGAACGTGTAATCCACATACGTTTTTACCCATTAAAGGAACTATGTGATCTACCTCATATTTAGTCCTAGTTTCCTTAGTTTTTAACCTAGCCTCAATGTAAAAATTTTGTATCTGTTCTTTTAATGCTTCATTTATCCATGTAGGTACAGCATTTCGTTTTGCTGCCCTTGCTAATGCTTGCCAAGAAAACTTTGTATATTTTGTTTTCTCATAACATTTTTTAGCTATTGCTTTATATCTTTCCTTGTTCTTGTTTTGCCATTCGTTGGCTTTTTTAATCTTATATTCTTTGTTTTTTTCATAGTTATCATAATGATATTACATTGCTTTAGCACGTTCTGATTCAGCATTTTTATCGTACCATTTTTTTTTGCAACTTTAGCGCAATCCTTGCACCAGCGATGCAACCCATCCTTATTTGCAGCACATTTAGAAAACATCTCTAAAGGCTTACTAACATTGCATTTTGAGCAATGTTTCACAGATTTACCTCACGTTATAAGACATTGACATAGGTTGACCGCTGTACTCACTAGACTGGTCAG